CAACAACATATAACCTACCCTTTTCGGGCTGCTTATACCATCGTATCTGCCCCATTCTGACATTAGGTTCTATACCCTCAAGCATGAGTAATGTGTTTGGATTGATTAGTGTTTCGTCTGCAATGATGAATTCACAACCGATTTCACGATTGAATCTGTCATCGCCGAGCTGGGCTTTCATTTCATCGGCCCATTTTTGATCACGCCCGGGCTGTTCAGTCCAATATGCTCTAAACGCTCTAAAGCCGTTAACACCTAACTCAGTAGTATTACCGAATTCGTCTTCTGTCTTGTTAGCCATCTTCCAAATAAGAGCGAATTGGTCTTCATCACTGTTTGGAGTTGAAGTGATGATTGCTTTACCACCAGTTGATAGAGTAGGAGTAATAGAAGTCCAAAACTCTTGTGCGATTGAGGGACGAACGAACGCAAATTCGTCAAGATATAGAAGTGTAATAGACATACCACGACCTGTGTTTTCAGTCGTAGTAGCAGACACGATGCGTGATCCGTTCTCAAAGTCTAGCGAACCCTTGTTGTACGTGGTTACGCCAGCTTTTATGTGATCTGGACAATTTTCATACGCATATCGTATACGCTGCATAATTTCTTGTGCACCGGTGTACTTGTGTGCTGCAATTAGAATAGTAGAGTCGGGGACAAACATCGCATACCAAAGCAAATACCCTGCGGCTGACGTTGACTTACCGGACTGTCTAGGCATCAATGAGATAGAGAAACGATAGCGATGGTATGTATCAATTAATCGTTCTTGGAACTCCCAAGGGTGATAGTTCATACTACCCTTAGTAGGGTGCTGAATGATAAAGAAGTTATCCATAAAATAAAGATAACCCGTTTCCGGATCACAACACTTCATAAAGTCATCAAGTTCTTTTTGATTCTTGAAGACCGTCTTCTTGTAAGGATCTTTAATAAGAGTGGGTGTATTTGCCATAGTAATATTTATAAAAATACTCCCACTATGTAGTGGGAGTGTTTTTTACTTGATATCTAGTGGTCTTGCTTTAGTAGCAACAATACAGTAGTATTTTTCGCTAGCTTTGGTTGGGTTTTCAGGGTCTTCAGGGTTCGGGATATTTAAATCAAATTCAAGATTATTAAACTGATCAATATTAAATCCAGTACGCTGTAGCAACGCAGCCAATTGGTTTGCTCCAAAAATACTATAGTGATTTAGATTATATTCATGCTTTCTATCACTATCGGGAGCAGGAACTTCAATATAAATTTTTGAACCTTGCTTAAGAATACGATTATATTCCATTAACGAAAAGATAGGATACGGGCTATGCTCTAGTGCGTGACGCAAGAAAATGAAGTCTACTGATTCATCATAGTATCCGTCTTTCTGAGGCAAGAAACTTAAGTCATACTTTTTAATAGTATGGCCTTTTGCCTCACAGATAGCAACATCACCGGGGCTTAATGTTACTCCAGTAACGTTAGTATATTCACGCTCTTTCATTTCGTCAAGAAAGTAGCCTGGTCCGCTTCCTAAATCAAGGATGTGCGCATCCTTAGGCAAATCAAGTGGGTCAACGTAAGTTTCTACTACCTGCTTAGTCAATGTTTGGTGAAATTTACTGTCACCTTCATCATAGATGTGAGCAGTGTAAAGCCATTCGTTATAGAACTTGAGCTTGATGAGGTCGAGGGTGTTGTTGATGTCGATTAAATTGTTCATGAAATTACTTATGCGGTGATTTGATAGTAATTATTTTTTTCTGTGATCTTTTGGTCTAGTCGCAACCGGGCTAGTTTTGTTGACACTATCTAATTCGCTACTATCTCTACCCTTAATCATGTGTTTAGCTTGTGTAGGAGATACTGTATTGAAGGCCTGCTGCATCATATTATGTTCTAGTTCACTATATGGATAAGCTAGGTTGTTTTTGCCAGCAAAGCTTTCATCATCCATTTTAAGTGCCTTAGTAGATGAACCATCTGCCATAGCTACTGCTTTCATGATTTGATTTAAGTGATAGGTTCTGTCAGTGCCGTCATCTTTAAACTTGTAAGCGCCAGGTTGGGCTTTGTTATGTCTTTTTGGAACTTTGCCCTTAGACTCGTTTATGAACTCACTAGCCCTCATTTCTTATATCCCTTGAAGGGCTTAATGGGACTTTGGTCTTGTGTAGAGTCTAGTTCTTCACTATCCAAATCACCCTTGTTCAAATCTTTAAAGGGGATACCTGCTGCTTTATATGCTATCTTTAACATATCCTGCTCTACCTCAGTATACGGGTGAGCAGTGTTGTTTTTACCTACCCAGCTCTCACTACTTAAATCAGGAATAGTTTTTCCGTCAGTTGAGGCAACTGCCATCATAACTCTGTTCAAGTCATATGTACGGTCATATTGGCTTATTGCAAAAACGTTTAATCCAACAGTAGATTGCTGCTGGCGAGCAGATACTTTTCCCTTACCGCTTTCAGTAATAAACTCGTGCGCTCTCATCTTTTGTAGCCTTTAAAGGGTTTAAGAGTGGATTGTGTACCGGTGTTTGGTATCTCATCGCTACCTGGCGTACTTACTGATTTTTTGCCACCTTTGCCTACTTTCTTTAGTGCTTGGTCAATAACCTGTCCAATATCAGCATCAAATTCAGAAGATACTACCTGATTCTCGCCCCATGCACTTTCCGCTTTAAAATCATGCTTGAACTCATTTTGAACACCGTCATCAGGGCCACTTGTTCCGCGAACATCTGCAATTGCTACTCCGAATCTATACAGTTCATAGAAGTCATTATTCTTCAATTCAGGAATAACATAGGTATTTGGTAATGCATAAGATGCAACACTTAAACCATCAGTAACCGATTCTGTTATAAATTCGTGCGCTCTCATTAGAATGACTGTTCAGTTTCAACGTTCAAATCATTCTCAGTAGAAATAACTGAGTCAACGTAGCCGTCTATTCCTAGTAGTAAGCCGGCAACATTGGCGCCGGTCCAAATAATCTGAGAACCGATAAAGTGAAAGATAGTCGTGTCTTGTATTGGGTCTGCAAGCAATTGCACATTGCCTCCCACTACCTGCATACTGTATCTAGTCAATGCATTTCCGAATACTGAGGTACCTACTGCACTAAACTTTGCATCATCTAAATCTTGATTAATTTGTGCGTTTAATTGCATACTTTGGCTATTATTACCAGTAGGGTCAGCCGCATATACATAAAATTGACCTAGGGTAAATGTGTTAGCATCAGTTTCAAATATCAATTGTCCAGGAGCGTCTCCAACTGAATAGGAGCTACTAGTGTTGATTGCGGTAGGGAAAAGGTTAGCGAAGTTATTATTGATCTTACCAAACGCTACTCTTAGCGGATCGCCCTCGCCATCGTTAGGTAGTGTACCAATGTTAATAATTTCTTGAGTTGCCATATCAATCTTCCGTTGTTATCTAGTATTTATCAAACGGTAGACCGGATTACTTTTTGGTAGCTTCTTCAAAAATAGCTTTTTGCTTAGTATACCACTCGTTCCAGCCTTCAACTTTGACTTTGCATTCGTGATATAGAATGTAGTTTTCCACTACTATTTTAGTGAATTCCGTAAGTGAGGCACCTTCAGCAACTTCTTTTAAGTCAGCACATTTTTCTTGTAATGTTGCAGGAGCTTCCGGAAACTTAGGGGCAACTGGAACTGCTGTAATAGCACATCCTGATAGTAGAACAAGAGGAAGAATCATTAATTTCTTCACTTCTTGGCTCCTTCAAGTTTGCTAGTGTCCATCGTAGCAGCAGCATTGTGTGCGCGGATGACCTCAGAAGGAAGTGGGCATTTGTTTTCGTACTTGATAACTTCACGGTCAACATATTCAGTGATAGTCTTGACTTTAGTGCGAATCACTTCGGTATCCTTGACAATCTTTTCTACAATTACCGTATTTGTTTGTGCAGATTTTGCTTCGGCTTTAGCTAACTTAGCTTCAAGTTTAGCTACTGCTAGTGCAGTGCTTTCTTTATATGCTAATGCGCCCTGAAGGAATAGTCCTAATACTAGTAAGATTGATGATACAATCTTAATTAAGTAACCGTATGTCTTGATGAAGGGGATGCGTTGCACAAAGAATGCAATCAATAGACCTAATACACCAGCACCTAATACAGTGTGAATGATCCATACAGGGAGAAGTGTGAGTATCCAGTAAATGTTCATAACGTATTATTTATCAAAAAACTTACAAACCGCATCTGCAACTGCCTCTACTTCACTATCAGTTAATTCAGGATAGATAGGAAGACTTAGTACCCCTCTTGATAGCGCCATGCTAGTGCTAAGTAAATCAGGCTTTTTTATTATGTCTTTGGCTATAGGTAACTCACTAAGAACATATGGATAATGTATCTTAGATTCAATTTTATTATCATGCAAATAATTGTGTAGTTCATTGCGGGATTGCGTATAGATGACGAATTTTTGATCCGCGTGATTTTCAAAGGATTTACTGAGACACTTAAACGGCATGTCAAAAAAGCGGTTTAAATAATATTTTCTAATCTGTTCTCGGCGATCTTGCCACTCTCCAATATACCGAGTCCTCACGAGCAAGTGGGCACACTCTAATTCACTCATCTTACTGTTTGTACCGGGATAATAGTGTTCTGACTTTCCGTTATTCTTTAGGACATTTACCCAATCATACAATGCTTGGTCATTTGTCACAATAGCTCCGCCATTACCGCTAGCTGGAAGATTTTTAGTAGGGTCAAAGCTAATCGCCATACCATCGCCAAATTGGTTTGGGCGGGCAGCTAGCCAATGCTGTGCGCCATCTACGATAGTGTTAGAATAAAAGTTACGATTTGTATTAGCACCGTATAATCCCACAAAGCAAGTGAACACATCAAAACCATCTTCATAGTCATCATCAAACTTAATTAACCCGTTACTGTCGGTGTCAACTAGTTCAACGTCCCAGCCATTGCTATAGAAGGCGTTTAGCGTAGCTGGAAAAGTCAAATTAGGAATGCGTATACGAGGAGCTTCATCGTTACCGGCTAAAAAACTTAAATCAAAGTGATATCCTGCAATCATTTCTAATGCCTGTGTTCCGCTATGGAGTACCGTAGCAAACTTGCAACCAGTGTAGTCACATAACCAAGATTCAATTTCCGCGGTAAAGGGGCCATTAATCAGCACCCCTTCCTTTAAGGCATCATGGGTCGCATCTAGCAACTCATCTTGAAGGTTGTTATACTGTCTTTTTAGGCCGAAATGCGGAATTATCATTTTTTGCCCACCATTCAAGTAATCCGCCGTT